GTTGTAGTAATAGAAGTTTCAGCTCTGTTGATTGTGGTTGTAACCTGAATGAATTCGATTGCTTCAGCAGGTCTAATGCTAATGTTGACGTAGACCAAATGAGAATCTCTTGGATCCGGTTTGACAACGACACTCTTAGCAGTAATACCCTGAGCAGCCATAATTCCACTCAAGAATGAATCAACAGTTGTAAGCATTGTGCTTCTTGTTGTAGCAGTGTTGTTCTGGAACAAGAATGGTTGCAACAACGATTCAAGGTGCTTTTCAATATAGTTGACCAAGCCACGAACATTGATTCTGTTGAGAGCGCTTGTCTTCTTCAACATAGTCTTCTGACCGTAGATAAGTTCACCATAACCTGCGCAAGTTCTTGAACAGTTGATGTGTGCGTTGTACAATTGTCCGATTTCTGGGTCAGACAACTTCAACAACTGACCATTGCTATATTCGATAGAACCATTAGTTACACCAGCTGGAGCTATCCAAGGTGTACCTGCTCTCCAACATCTTGCGTGTGCAACTGCAAGAGCAACAGACTTTGGTAGATATACCCAGTTAGATGTGTACTGATCGTAGTATCTATCGTAACCAGCCTGAGCAGCTACGTAAGAACCGTTTGCGAATGAGAATAGCTTACCTTCAGATAGTGCCTTGTAGCCAGTCTTAGCTGCCTTAGAGGTTACCTGAATGAAACCAATATCAATTCCTCTATCGATTGCGATACTTGCGATTCTATTCTGCATTGCAGCATACTTTTGACGAGACTGGAATGTTTCGATTGCTTCAACGTTGAAGATAATATCGAAGTTACATTTCTGACGGTCTCTGTAAAGTTCAAGTGCAGCAGTCTTTTCTTTAATTTCGTTCTTTGTAGAGTTTTTACCACCAGTCAACTGATAAATGCTGTATGTCTGTTTAGGCATTGCGTAAGTACCAGCTGTTGTTCTAGAAGCAATAACAGAGCTCAAAGAAACGTAAATGTATTTAGACTGTCCGTTAATGACGTATGGTGCATACATTGAGTTACCGTTGCCATCCTTAACTGTTGGATCGTTAGATACCAAGAAGGATTCGACAGGTTCCTTAACAAGTGCATCAAGACCAGAACCCCAAACAGATGCTTGCTGAGACTTAGTCTTAACGTAAACGTTAATCTTATAAACTTTCTTCCAAGTCAAGTTGTTTGGATTTCGTTCATAAGTTGGATTTTCCATCCAGTCTTTATTGACCAAATCTTCATCATCGAACAAATACTTCCAGTCGAATGCTGCAGCTTGATCGACTAATGCATCATTACCAGCAACTTCAGGAGTGATGATCGATACACCAATGTCGTTACCCCATTCACCAGGTGCAACAGCTGCAATAACAAGCTGATTGTTTTGTGCAGAGTCATAGCGTTCAATGTCACCGTTACCCGGTTCATCGACAGTCAAGATAGTCTTTGTGTAACCATCTTTGTACAATCCAGTTGGATCGTTGACGATATCAGAAGTTGGGAATGCGACTAGCGGCTTAACAGCATCTTTGTGTTCATCGTAAACCCAAGGCTGATATACGTAGTCAGGATGACGAGAAATATAAGCAGCTTTAACAACAGAGTTACCAGCTACACCGATGTCATTATCCCAGTAAGTATTGAAGATATATGGAGATGTGTATACACCATCTTCAGTATCATCAACGTCGTTTGGATTGTTGTTGTAGATAATTCTTGTTGTCAATGTCAATGTGATAGGATCGACAGATTCGAACACACTGTATGCAGAAGTATAAAGTTCACCAATGTCTTTACCATATTGTTCGTATGCTAATTGTTTAGCATCAGCGTATGGCATCTTAGTAATTGGATATGCACTATAACCTGCTTTTGTAATAGCAGCATAACGTTCATATCTTGGATCGTCAGCGTTGTTCAAATCAGTTAATGTCATACCAGCAACATCGACAAAGATATCACCAGAAATTGCAGAATTAGCGTCTTTCAACACCAATTGCTGATTGTAAAGAGCACCAGTAATTTCTCTAAACTGTGTACCAATTACTGCAGATTTCTTATCGTATGCAGATTGTTCAATGATTTCCTGATTTAGTGTTGCTTCTTCACTCCAATCGAAGAACTGCATCTTGTAAACTGCTGCAGATTCTGTAACATAAGCACTAGCATCAGCCATAATTGTGCTAATTTGTGTAGTAGCAGAAGTCGTTGTTTTTGGATATGCAGATGCTTTTGATTCTGGAATGTAGAATTCTGCGTGTACATCTTCACCATTAAGTGTTAATGTACCAGGAACATCGAGAATAGCATGCCAATCACCAGCAGCGTTTGTTGGATCTCCGCTAAGAATAATCAAGCTAGGATTTGTTTCTGGCAATTCTGCTGCAGATTCAACTTTATCAACGATGTAAACCTTACCATTAGCAATGCTTGTAGATGCTTCAGTCATGAAGATCTTTGAATAATCACCACCATTTGCATCACCAACACAGTAGTAATAACCCTTCTGTGCACTAGGAATATCACCATTTCCGCT